GAAGGCATCCTGATTAATGGAGGCGGCGGTGATGGACGAACTTCTTTCCAAAGTGAAAGCCAACCTCATAATGGAACACACGGCGGATGATGCGTTGCTGAAAAGCTACATCTCCGCCGCAGTTTCTTACGCCGAAAGCTACCAGCACATCCCGGAGGGGTTCTATAAGGAGAACCCCATGCCGCCTACCACAGAGCAAGCCGTCATTATGCTGTCATCCCACTTCTATGAAAGCCGGGACGGCAGCACGGGCGGCTTCTTTGCGGATAACACCGGAGCGGCACAGCAGGTGTGGAACACGGTCAATCTGCTGCTCCGGTTGGATAGGCGGTGGCAGGTATGAGCTTCGGAAAAATGAACGGCTTTGCCGACATTGTGGAAACAAGGCAGGTCAAGGACAGCAAGGGCTTCGCCCATTCCGAGGATAAAGTTCTCGCTTCCGTCCGTGTGTACCGGGAAGGTCGGCACGGCAGTCAGCGGTGGGCAAACCTCGCTGTATTCAGTGAAGCCACCGACCTGTTCCGCTTTCGGTGTATTCCAGGGCTGACGGTCACTACCGACCAATTCCTCATTTGTGATGGCTGCCGCTACGACATTGTGTCCGTGGAAGATGTCAAAGGTCGAGGGATGTACATCGAGGTACTGGCAAAGAAGGTGGTAAGCAGCAGTGGCTAAAATGACGCTCAAGCTGCCGGACGATCTGGCAGACCGCCTTTCCGCTCTTCAAAAGCGCAGCGATACGCTGGTGAAAAAGGCTCTGGAAGAAGGCGGCAAGGTGGTGTTGAAACAGGCGCAGTCCAACCTGAACAGCGTGGTTGGCAAAGGGACAAAGTATGATTCCCGCGCCACGGGCGAACTGGAGCGCTCCCTCGGTTTGTCCCCGGTCAAGGAAAACGGCGTAGGACGGGATATCAAAGTCGGCTTTTCCGAGCCGCATTCCGGTGGCGTCAGCAACGCTATGCTGGCGGCACTTCTGGAATACGGCAAGCACGGACAGGCGGCAAAGCCGTTTATGACCCCAGCAAAACGCTCCGCGCAAAAGCCCTGCATCGAAGCAATGCGAAAAATCTTTGAGGAAGGAGTGGACAGCCTTTGAATGCGTTATCCGAGATCGGTGAAATTCTCACTGCGATGAAGATCCCGTGGCAGACCGGAGCCTATACCGAGCCTGCGCCGGACCAATATGTCGTGCTCGTTCCTCTGAGCGATACCTTTGATATCATGGCGGATAACCGACCGCAGTTTGATGTGCAGGCGGTGCGGCTGTCCATCTTTTCTAAAAGGAACTACAATTTGATCAAAAATCAACTGGTTCGTATCCTGCTGGATGCGGACTTTTTTCTGTCCGACCGAAGGTATCTGGATTATGACAATGAGACCGGGTACCACCAGTATGTACTGGATGTCGAGAAACATTATGAAATGGAGTGATCTACTATGGCAACGATCGGTTTGAGCAAACCTTTTTATGCGATCTACGCCGCAAGCGGTGCAACCGTCAGCTATACCAGCGGCGGTGTCCTCGGCAAAGCCGTGGAACTGTCGATGGAACTGGATGGCGGAGACGCCAACATTCTGTATGCGGACAACGGCCCCGCAGAATCCGCCACTACCTTCGGCGGCGGTACACTGACCATCACCACGGACGACCTTCTGCCGGAGCCTGCCGCCGCGATCCTGGGTTTGACCCTGAAGGCGGTCAAGGAACAGGACGATGTGAAGGAAATCGTATTCGGCGAAGGACAGTCCATCCCTTATGTGGGCTTTGGTGTCGTGGTCAAGAAACAGCAGTCCGGCACTTCCAAATGGATGGGGCTGGTCTATCCCAAGGTGCAGTTCCAGAATCCCGGCATCTCCGCCACCACCCAGGGCGAGAGCATCGAATGGCAGACCAAGGAACTGACCGCCACCATCCTGCGGGACGATACCGCAGAGCATAACTGGTGCCGCTATGCGGACGCCGTGTCGTACATCAAGGGCCTGCTGTCCATCACGGGAGGTGTATCCGCATGAGGACTTCCACTCTGACAATCCGTGGAACAGAATACCCATGCTGCTTCTCCACCCGTGTGCTTCTGGCGCTGGAGGAGCGCGGCAAACGGGAAAAGCCCGTAAAGTCCGCGACTGAGATGCTCTCTTCTATCATGGAGAATGAAGCTCTGTCAGACGCCTTCTGGCTGCTCCATCAGCTTATGGTTGCGGGCAATCGCTATGCGAAACTGGAAGGCCTGGACGCGCCGGAGGTGTTCTCTCTGGACGATATGATCGACCTGGTGGGCGTGGAGGATTATCCCGCCATGTTCGCCGCCATCGGCAAGGCCGTGACGGACGGGCAGGCACAGACCGTAGAGGCGGAGTTTCCAAAAAACGCAGACACCACGCAGGCAGACCTGTCAGACTGACCGCAGCGTGGTTTTTATGGTACGGGCTTCATCTTGGCTTATGCCGGGAAGAAGCCCTTTCTGTTCCGCTCTCGGAACTGCTCGACCTCATCGCTGTGGAGCAGATCAAATCCGAGGGCGCACGGCAAAAGCTGACGCAGGAAGAAGAACAGGATGAGTTTATGAGATTACTGGATCGGAGGTGACGAGAGTGGCAAATGATATCGGCATCCGCATTGGTGTGGATGGGGAAAAGGAATTCAAGACCGCTTTGTCGGCGATCAATGCACAGCTCAAGAACCTCTCCTCGGAGATGAAAGCCACCGTCACTTCCATGACAGGCATGGACTCCGCCGAGAGCCGTTCGGCAAAGAAAGCGGATATCCTCGGCCGTTCCATCGAAGCGACCAAGCAGAAGATCGATATGATCCGCGCCGCCTATGACCGAGCCAAAGAAAAACTGGACAGTCTGGGCGGCGCATTGGATCAGGCCAAGCAGGATTTTGGAGAAAACAGCGCGGAGGCACTAAAAGCCCAGAACGCCTATAACCGGCAGGCTGCTGCGGTCAATCACCTTGGCACACAGCTCAACAACGCGCAGAGCGACTTGAATCGCATGGAGTCGGAGCTTCAGGATGTAGAGGACGCTGCGGACGATACCACAGACGCCTTTGAGGACGCCGGGGACTCGGCGCTCACCTTCGGCGATGTCCTGAAAGCCAATGTGCTGGGACAGGCCATCATCGAGGGTGTAAAACAGTTGGCGTCCGCCGTCAAAAGCATGGCGGGAGAATTCATAGAATCCGCAGCGGCAGTCAAGGCAGAGGGCAGTCAGTTCGAGCAGACCTTCGGAGACATGGGCAGTACTGCTTCTGCCGCCATTGAGCGTGTAGCTTCCTCCAGCGGTATCCTGGATACCCGATTGAATACGCTCGGCGCTCAGATCTATGCCTTTGCCCGTTCCTCCGGCGGTGATGCGACGGAAAGCATGGATCTGATGGAAACAGCCCTGCAGGCCACTGCGGACGCTGCGGCGTACTATGACCGCAGTTTGGAGGATACCGCCGAGAGCCTGCAGTCCTTTCTAAAGGGCAACTATGCCAACGATGCCGCATTGGGACTATCCTGTACGGAAACCACCCGAAACGCCGCTGCAACGGAACTGTTCGGTAAGAAATTCTCCGAACTGACCGAGATCCAGAAGCAGCAGACCTTACTCAAAATGGTGACGGACTCTCAGAAGCTGTCCGGCGCAATGGGTCAGGCTGCCCGTGAAGCGGACGGCTGGGAAAATGTCCAGGGCAACCTGAATGAAGCCTGGCGGCAATTCATGGCGGCGGCAGGCACGCCTTTTCTGGATAACCTTGTCCCCATCGTACAGCAGCTGACCGGAAAGCTGCAGGAAATGACGCAGAGCATCGATTGGGAAGCCTTCTCTGCTGCCGTCACAGGGGCATTCCAATGGCTGATCGACAACGGCGAGACGATCCTCTCCGTGGCCGTTGGCATTGGCGCAGCCTTCGTCACCTGGAATGTAGCGAATATGATCACGGGGTTGGTGGGCGCATGGAACGCCTACAAGGTTGCCACCGAGGGTGCTACCGTGGCGCAGTGGCTGCTGAACGCGGCGCAGAACGCAAATCCGGTCGGCATCGTCATTGCGGCAGTGGCCGGACTGGTGGCGGCGCTGGTCACGCTCTGGCACACCAATGAGGGATTCCGCAATGCGGTCATCGGCATCTGGGAAAACATCAAGCAGGCGTTTTCTTCTGCCTGGACAGCCATCAAGGTCGTATGGGAGCAGGTAAAGCCGTTCTTTAGCGGCATTTGGAATGGGATCAAGGCGGTATTCTCCGCCGTGAAGCCTTATCTCTCGGCTGCATTCTCCGGCGCATGGTCTGCGATCAAAGCGGTTTGGAGCACCGTGACCGGCTTTTTCTCCATGATATGGAACACCATCAAGGGCATCTTCTCCGCTGTGAAAGCAGTCCTCTCCGGGGACTTTGAGGGTGCCTGGAATGCCATCAAGAGCGTATGGAGCGGTGTGACCTCCTTCTTTTCCGGCATCTGGCAGCAAATCAAGGGGGTATTTTCCGGTGCGTTCTCCGCTTTCCTGGAAATTGGCAGGAATATCGTAAACGGCATCAAGCAGGGTTTCTCCAATGCCTGGGGTGCCTTTGCCAGCTGGGTCAAAAGTAAGTTTGACGGTCTGGTCGGCAGTGTGAAGGGATTGCTTGGCATCCACTCTCCCTCCCGTGTGTTCCGAGACCAGATCGGTAAGATGCTGATGCTCGGTCTGGCCGAGGGTATTCAAAATGGCATCGGTACGGTTGAAAACGCATTGCAGAATACACAGACCGCCGTCCTCAAAGTTGCCGATGAACTGAACCGCCGTTTGGTTGAGAAGGAATCGGAACTGTCCGACGCCATCAAGGCCGAAGGACTGGACGAAGTGACGAAGGCGGCATTGGAAGAGCAGTTGCAGGCCGTGCAGGCCTTCCGCAACGAGTATGAGCAGGCGCTCAGTGACCTGCAGAGCAAGCAGGACAGCATGGCGGAAAAGCTGAAAAGCTACGGTGACCTGTTCACGACCGTGCAGAGCGAGTCCGGCTCTTTTCTGGAACTGAGTGATCTGCAAAGCGATATCGACGCCATCGGCCGCTACGGCGAAGCGCTGGAGCAGCTGAAGCAGCGCGGTGTATCCGACACGCTGATGACCGAGATCATCGGCATGGATGTTGACGATGCCACCGCCTATACGGAAAAACTCCTCGCCATGACGGACGAACAGTACAGTGAATACATGGCGCTGTGGGAGCAGAAACAGAAAGCCGCAGCAGATGTGGCACAGCGCTTCTACTCCGATGAGATGACTTCTCTGGTGAATGAGTATGTCAGCAAGGTGCCGGACGCACTTGGCATCATGAAGGATGATCTCTATCAGGTCGGTCAGCTGGCGGCAAAGGGATTGGCGCAGGGCATTCTCAGCCAGAAGTCCGCCGTGGTGTCCGCAGCGAGAGCCGTTGCCGCAGCCGCCCGTGCCGCCCTGCGCTCGGCAGAGGGCATCCACTCTCCGGCAAAGAAGTGGGCGGTTCTCGGCGATTACATGGCGCAAGGCATCGGTGTTGGCTTCACCCGGCGTATGGACAGTGTTTCCCGTGAGATCACAGCATCCATCCCCTCGGTCGACGCTTTTACTGCCCGGGAGCGTGCTTCAGCCGGGATGGTCAACGGCATCGTCAGCGGATTGTCGGCGGTAATGGGCAGCGGGAGCACACAGCCTATCACTCTGCAGGTCAATATGGACGGCAAGACCATCGCTCAGACGATTTTTGACCCACTCAAAGATGTATCCAGACAGAGAGGTGTTTCCATTGGATAAGATCACGATCTACAGCGCAGATAAAAGCCGCAGCATCACCTTGCCCCGTGTGCGGGATATCGAGGTCGGTGCGGAGGAAGAATCCAAAACCGTAACGATGGCGTCCGGCAAGACGGTCAAGGACATCCTGGGCTATCGGACAAACATCACCGCCGTATGGGACTGGATACCGGCAGACCTGGTAACACAGCTGCTTCGGCTGCTGAAAAGCGGCGCGTTTCTG